TGTTATTTGTTTTGCAGGACCTGAATCGTATTAGGTATTTGTTGTGCTAGTGTGAGAGACTTGATCTGTTCTTGCACTTTATTTTAGATCTACTGATATTACAGATACAACGACGACTGCTGACGTCCAAATTCAGCAAACGTTCGCTTTTGATGATAGCGAACAACAGTTCATACAGACTGTTCGGGATGGGGAGGATCCAACCCATGATTGGGGTTCATATACTGATGTCGATTTGGCAAATTGGCTGAAGCGCCCCATTTTGGCCGCCACCAAGATTTGGAATGTTGGTGAGCCATTTCCCGATATTTATTTCAACCCTTGGTCAGCTTTTTTGGATAGTCCTAGCGTGGCCCAGAAGCTTTCCAATTTTTATTTATTGCGCTGCAAGATGCACATGAAGGTTATGGTGAATGGATCTCAGATGCATTACGGTAGGGGTCTGGTGTCTTATAGGCCCCTGTTGACAGTTCCAGGCGAACGTTTTCAACCGTCTACTTCTACTGGCTTTTCGCCTTTTGATGCGGTCGGCTACGCTTCACTGTCTGACCTTGTCGTCACTAATGGCGAAGAAGTGTGCATTATGACCCAGAGTCAGTGGCCCAAGATATTTATTGACCCAGGCCAATCAATGGGTGGTGAGATGGAATTTCCTTTTTTCTTCGGTGCCAATTGGTTTAGAATTCCAAATAGGGATTGGGTTGCCAACCCCTCTGCAGTGAACACTGGCATCTCGGTGGCAGGGAGTGACACCGAGGCAGTCGTGAACACCATTAATGGGCCCGCTACTAATGTGGCTTTGGGTCCCTATGGCGCTAGGCAATCTCACATGGGTGTTGTCCACAGTTGCTCCTTGGCCCCGCTCAAGCATGCGAATGGGGCAGATGACCCAGTCACCATTCAGGTATTTTTATGGGCTGATGATGTCAAGTTTTCGATACCGACAGCGGTCCCACACCCTGTCTTGGATCCAGTCCCTGGTACGCGAGTCGCTGATTTTGAACCCCAAATGCGATCTGTTTATGTTCCCAATTTCTTGGGGGATTTAGCCAAGACTGATTCACCAGACATTGCTGGCAGGTTGGAGATGGGTGATTCATCACTGCAGACTGACGAGGCAACTGTCGGACTTGGCCCGTCGAATGAGATGTCAATTGCGGCCATAGCACAGCGCGAATGTTGGCTTGATAGATTTGTGTGGCCAGTTGAAGCCCCCGCTGAAACCCCGATTTGGAATTGTAGGGTTACGCCTCAATATTTTAAGAGGCAGCTAGCTGGCGGTAGTGGCTCTTTGACTGGATTGCCTTGTATGCAGCCCACACCATCCGCTTACGCGGCTCTTCCGTTTGGTTATTGGCGTGGTTCTATGAAGTATAGGATACAGATCGTTGCTTCGAACCTGCATCGTGGGCGTTTACGCATTGTCTATGATCCTGTCGCAGACATTCATGCACGCACTAACCCAAACTTGTACCCCGAAGCTTTGATGAACCAGCAGTATAGTCGTACCATTGATATTGCGGCTGATTCTGGGAGAGATTTTTGTTTTGAGGTTGGCTATATGCAGGAGAAACCTTATTTGTCTTTGCTTCAGTTGGAGGCTAGAGACGCTGAGCCCACAGGTGACCAGAATTTTGACTGGAACAATTATGGCGCCACTGTTCCAACTTTGGATACCAACGCTCGACTCGCGCCGACCCAGACTTCTAATGGCCAAATCACTATTTATGTATTGAACCGCTTGGCCGTTCCAGCTACTGGGGCTGGCATCAACAATGATGTCACCATCAATGTTTTCACCTCCGCTGGCGAAGACATGGATTTTCAGATGCCGACTTCCCGCAATCTTGAGATGCTGTCGTTCACTGATCCCACCGGGTTTCCAATTAATTGGAGGAACACTGATATCCCGGAGGCCATTGGTAATGAGGGTGTCAGGAGAAAGAAGCAGTTTAGCAGAAGGGCAGACTTTGAACCTCAGATGGAATCCTCTACTGATGAGTCCGCTGCCATGGGAGCGACTGAAATGGAGAACGTCCCCGAGGACCCCCCGACTAAGGCTTGGATGGGCGATTGTTCTCAAGTCGCAGCTTCTATGGCTTCGGTTACCTTTGGTGAAACCATGAAGACGTGGTCAGATCTCATGAATCGGTGGCAACTATATAACAGGGAGGTTTATTGCCGCGCTGACCTCCCAAGAGACAGTCCCACTCGAGGCCAGGATGAATATACTGTGTTGACTGTCATACCTGACTTTCCGCCTTTTCCGGGCCCAGCACCAATGGCTTCGAAATGGGTGCGATTGACTTCTGAGGCTACAGCACCGGCTGACACTCCGACTCTTGGTCCATATATTGACGGGACTTCGTTGCCTGGTGATCCAGGTGCTTTGGCTGCAAATTACGCTTATAACATGGCGCCTGCTGCTAAGTTTACTTTGAATGCTCCATTGTCTGCGTTGCCAGTTCCTGATGACGTTTATGTTGACATGGCCAACTTGCTTAGGGTCAATCCTGGGCAGTTGACTATGATG